CCTTACTGTTATATGGTTGTGGACGCATAGTTGCACGACCGGACTGCTTTGCGGACTTGGCTGTGTGAGGCCCAGGAGTATTTGCTCCTACCTTCTGAACAAAAGCATTTTTCTTTGCTTTGTTTACAGGATTAGCTTCATCAATGTTTTCTAGTTCTTCTTTCATGCCTTTCTTTCTGAAGCGAAGCATTTTGAAATCATGAGCATCAAGTTTACCATTTTTGTTGGCATCAATCTTATGCTGATTGCCTTTTAATTCCTCATCCACTTCTGTTTCTTCATCACATTCTGAACACCCAGTAAACATGGATTGTGCAACTTCATTCTTTTTTTGATTTAATGTATCGTCTATCTTTGTCATCATGATAGCATTGAACATTTTTTCAGCATCAAAAGAATTTCCAGATTCAATAGCATCTATCATGTCGTTGATGGTTTCTAATAATGTTTCGTTATTCATTGTTCTTCCTCTTCAGGTTGATTTTGTTGCATTTGCATTTGTTGACTATGTGTGTCTACCATATCATCATGAGCTTGCATTACATTTTCATGTCCTGCTTTGTCTTGATTTTCTTTTTCTATATCAGAAATTTCTTCGTCAGATAATCTTAAAATATTCTTTTGAATATAACTTTTACTTACATATGTTCCGTCAAACTGAGCCAATTGTCCAACCAATTCTGCTCTTGAACGAATAATTTCCTGATCTTTACTTTCTGCATAATATGCGTCAGATGTAAATTGATAATGTATATCTTGACGCATTTGTTCCCAATCTTCTTCAGTTAATACACCTTTTAATACAAGATTGGTTTTTAATAAATCTTCAAAAATTCTTGAAAATTGTCTACGAAGTTTGTTAAGAAATTTTGTAAACTTTAATTCGTCACGATTAATTTCTGCTGCTCTTCCAAAATTTAAACCTTGTGCTTGCTGCAATCTTGAAACAGGAACATATAAACTCTCATATAACTTACGTTGGAAATATTCAATATCTTGGATTTCTCCTAGATTTTGTCCTCCAGGTAATGTATCAATTTGTGTTCCTCTTCCCCCTTCACGACGAGGTAGCCAGAAATCTTCTAACAAACTCATTGTCTTTTTATCATCACGAATCTCACCTGTATTGGCATCGTAAACTAATTTATTACGATAACGATTCATGATGTCTTTCAAATATTGTTCTGCTTTCAATTTAGGTAAATTACCTACATCAATATAAAATATTCTTCTTTCAGGTGCTCTTGCCAATCTGTAAATAACCAGAGCATTTTCCATCATACGAAGTTGGTTTGCTGGCTTAATTGCCTTGTGCAAATAACCCAAAACCAAATTATTATCTAGATCCATTAATCCAGAAGGAGCATAACAAATAGCGTCTTTAGTAATTTTCAAACCTTGACTTGACACAGATGAAGAATGTATGTTTGATGCTCCATGTATACCATTTTGGTGATACATGAAAAATTCTTCAACCTTAGTTACAAATTCAGCGCCTGTCTTAGGATCTTTTTGTTTACTAACATTACGAATTTTTCTGATCTTTCTAGGATCAATATAACGAATATCAGTTATACCTTGTTTAGGTTTTGCTGTATCAATTACTTTATGAAAGTAAATTCTTCCGTCAACATACCATCTACGGAAATAATCATGTGATCTTTCATTAAATCTTAATAAAGTAAGAACCTCTTCAAATTCTTTTTCTATTGCTTTTTTAATTGTTGCAGATGTTTTTAAATTTGACAAATCAAGTTCTACTGGAACCTCGTCATCAACGTTTGCAATTGATTCATTAACAATATCGTCAATTGCTGCATCCACATCGGCGAACAAAGAAATCTCACGATATCTTTTAATTAACTCACTCTCATTTTTAGCTGCACCATCAAGGTCAAGATAGGTACCATAGTACCCACCTGCCCTGACGGTATCTAAAGCCCCATCATCGGAAGGCGGCACAAACGATCTTTCCGTCTGTGCCGGTTCCTTCCTTTTGATGGTATATCCAAATATATCCATAATATTTTTACCTAGTTTTTAGATTAAGCGGGAGAAACTTCAAAGTGAATGTACTGGAAAGTAACATTGAACTCTGAAATTACATCGTTAGCACTGTATGCTAAACCAACTTCTGAAACAGTAATTGGGAAAGCATTGTAAATTGTATACTTACGAATTACAGCATCATTTCTATCTAATTGTGCAACTTCTAAATCACACATATATGATGATGGTGCTAATGATCCACCGTTATCTACAAAGTTATTCATTAAGTTTGACCACGATTCAAATAATTGACGTAGACGCATTGTTGTGTCGTTCAATACAGTAATGGTCCAAGGATCAAATGTACGCTCGCCTGCCAATTTAATTTCACGACCTCTATATGTTACCACAGTTGGGTTAACGTTTGAGGCAGGAAGTGCTGCTGCAGTTACAAGCAATGAATCATCACTTGCGCCTGCGCCAACAGCAGCTGGGAAGGTTAACGTAACTAAAAATTGATTTGGACGTGCACCACCTGCGCCTAACTTATTCTTAAATTGTGAAATATCCATTAGTTAATTTTCTCCTATAAGTTTGTTTAGGCGCCAGCAACTTCTTCAAATGCTACGCCAGTACGAGTAGCAACGAAGTTAAGTGTAATGAAATTGATTGAACGAGCAGGCTTGATGAAAATGTCAGCTACGAATTCGTTTCTGTCAATTACATCACCTGTGTTATTTGTCTCGTCACAAATTACACGGAAGTCGTAAATACCACGACGACCTTTGATGTCACGCAAGAATGGTTCAACCAAGTTGCGGAACTGTGCTCTTGTGAATGCGTCATTGAACTCAAACAATTGATATTTTGCTGCTAGTGCAATTGCCTTCTCAAGAACAATGAACAATCTACGAACGTTGATTCTATCAAATGCTGATGGCTTAGAAAGTAAGGTCTTATCACCGAACAATACTGTGCCTTCACCTGGGAAAGAAACAACTGGGTTGATTCCTTTCTTATATAGTGTGTCACGATCTGCTTTACTTGGTGACCATGCCAACTTAACTACGTTTCTGATTTGACCTCTGTTTAAACCACCTGGTGAGAACCAAGGATCAGCAACTGCGTCTGTACGAGCACATAGACCTGCAATGTCAGCGTTCAATGGAACCCAACGATATTTGTCAGCATATTTGTCGTATTGATATTTCCAGCCTGAATCCATAACCGCATATGATGTGTTCTTATTTAAAGCTGTGTGAAAACCAACAACATCAGTTGCTTCAGAACCTGCATTGTTGTAAACATCTGCCAATTCAGGTGAAACGAATGCGATACAATCTAATCTTTCTACTGCGATATCAATAACATAACCAGCAACTGTTGAACTATGTGGGCCAACAATTAGTAGGTTTACGTCTACTAGTTCAGGATTCTTTAATTGGTCCCAACCAGCTTGTAGATCACCATCAGCAGGTGAGGGGTTTACACCACCTGTCAATGAAACTGTTACAACAGAAGATAATGAAGCAAAGGCAGTACTAGATGCATCAGAACCCCAGTTGGTTCCGTCTGCTGTATGGTCCATCCACCAAATATATCTAGAACCTCTTAGTACTTCTTTATAATAGTTTGAAGCACCTGTATCAGATTTTGCGTCTCTGGCTTTAGAAATATTAGAAAACTTCTCCAAGACTGTACCTTCAGTACCTGTGATTAAACCATCTTCATCAATGACAATGATATGCATTTCGTCATTTGAGCCGCCTATTGAACTAACATAGGATGAAGTTCCTGGAGTACCATCAAACTGTGCTGCATACTGCCAGTTTGCCTTGACAGCTTCGCCTGATAAAGCAACTGCAGCACCTGCTGCAAGTGTCAGTGATGTTGCTGAAGCAATTGCAGAAACTGTGCCGACAACTGTACCTGAAGCGTTTGTTAGAATGCTTCCAACAACAAGTTCTGTATCGAAGGCTGTTGCGACACCCGTAACTGTTGTTCCGGAAAGTGTTACAGTTGCTGTACCTGTTAGTGTCTGACCTTGGAAAGTTGCTGAGTCAGCCATAGAAACTTTCAATGAATTTCCTAGTGCTCCTGCATACTTGGCTGCAAACTCACCAACAGTTGCCTCACCTGCTGCATAGTTTGCGTCCCAATCTGTTTCGTTTTTGATTAAGACGGCTGTACCGCTTGCAACAGCATTTTTAGCTGCTGTTGAAGAAGCACGAACAACCTTTAAATTGTTTGAATAGCTTAAAAAATTTGCTGCAGAAAAGAAGCTAGTAAAAGTAGTGTCATTTGGCTTACCAAATGTTTTTACTAACTCTACTTCTGAGCTAATAGTGATTGGTTCGTTTATAGGACCCCATTGAAAGTCACCAACAAAGCCACCAATAGAGGTTGCAACTGCCGGAACTACATTGGTTAGATCCTTTTCAACAACCAATACACCTGGTGATAGTTGAAATGCCATGTTATTCTCCTATATATGTTGATTAATCAATATATAATTTCAATCCGTTTACCGTTGAATTATTTATACTTTTAATAATCTATAACGTCTTTCCAACGGTAATTTGGATCTGAAGACCATAGAATATTGTCCTCCACATAATATTCATCTTCCAAACCATAATCCACAATCCCAAAAGGAGTTAATTCGTCTTCTATTTGCATCATCTGTTGTTGATAAATGCGTTCTCTTACTTTTACATCGGTTAATTCTTGGAAATATTGGTTAGTTGTTAACCACCCAAATAAAACCAAAGTCATTACTAAGTCATCATGATACCCCTCATCTGCTTTATAGGTTCCTGCTTTTTCGATGAAAGTTGAAAATTCATGAATTACATCTGCATCAAAAATTTGTAGTTTTTGTTCTTCTAACAAACTTTTGATTGCAAAACATCCTTGTCTTTTAACAGACTTGGTTGTTCTAACACCCATGGTTGTATTTTTTGCGAAACCTGGGCTTATATAAGTTTGATTATTTTCTTTTACTGTGCCTAATATATTCTCACATTCTAATTCCATGTGAAGAATATCAGCAACCTGCCCTCCAATATCATTTGTTTCAACGAGCAAATATGCGTCATTATAATCTTTTGCTGTTTTAAAAATAATATTAGGAAACAACATTGGTGCAATTTGATTGTTTTTAAATTTACCTACAAGTTTATAAGGCATCTCGGTAACGTCTACTATTGTAAAAGCAGAATAATCACCACCAACACCTCTTGCTACGTCAACTGAAATTACATATATCCTGTCCTGTTCTGGTTCCTGATATATTTGTAATCCCATTTCATTACTATAAACAGGATCAATACTACTTAGACTACCTAATGTTCTACCATTAATTAGTGTATTGCTTGATCCTAAAAATTCACACAGAACCTCCTGGTTATATTTAACTTCACCAAGAGTTTTTAATTGTTCTTCAGCCCAAGTTTCATCACGACCTGGAATTTCCCAGTAAGGGATAAAATGTGAAATGAAACCATTTTTGCCCTTTTCTGCTTCGTTCCAAAATTTCCAAAAATGATTATAGCCTAGTGGGGTTGAAGTAAGTAGAATCTTTGTGGTTGTACCAGCAGAAATTGTAGGATATACCGATGCAAAGAATTGTTCTGCAACGTTATTGGGAATAATTGCTGCCTCATCAATGTACAGCCAGTTAACAGATTTACCACGAATACCAGAGGCCGTAGTTGCTGCTGTGAATACCTTACTTCCGTTTTCTAATTCTACGTTACCTTTGTTCCATGTTCTAACACCTTGTTGCATCCAAATAGGTAATTCTTCATACATGATTTGATAACGATCTAAAACTTCACGAGCAGCTGCACCTTTGTTTGCAAGAATAGCAACCGTTTTATTATCTTGAAAAAGTGTGTACCATAATATACAAGCGGCAGCCGTAACAGTTTTACCTTGCTGACGACCTTCCATCAACACTACTTTTCTGTTATTTAATATAACCCTAACCTTTTCTTTTTGGCATTCGTATAATGTAAACTTTTGTAAACCAGAATCTAGTGTTACAATGTAACAATAGTTTTCAATAAAATATATTGGATCTTTTTGACATTTTATAATTTCACTAATTTCTTCATTAGTAAATTGATGTTCATAGCCAACAGGTTTTAAGTTAGGATTGCCATGATATGATGTTTCATTATTCATTTTCTACAATCTCAGCTTCTGGTATTTCTTCATTAGATGCTTTTAATGCCTTCAAAAGATCTTGTGTAGAACCAA